TCTGACCTAGTTCTGCGGATCGAGCTTCACCAAGTTGCCGTCCAGCCTCTTGCGTAGCACCACGCATCTGCCCGTAGTAACCTTGCTGCCCACCTACGCCCTGCGTGAACGCCGAGATGTCACCTAGATTCAGTCCTTGGAACTGCGGACGGTACTGACCCTCAAACGCCATAGTACTGGGCATTGATTGCTGGTATGCACCGAGCAACTTGTTGATGTCCGCACCGTAATTAGCCTTGGGGGCCTTGACTTTTTTAGTTTTACCCATGATCGTCTTGTTTGAGTTTTTTGTAGAATTTTAGAATGTCGTAAACCCTGACATGGGGAGATTGTTTGAAGTCTCGTTGAAATGATATGTAATCGAAATCGGGGACGAACTTTGCGAGTGCGTTCCGCATATTTCCCGTGCAGATGGTGACAAACAACGTGTTGGAATCATGGTGTTCCCGTGCTTCTTCGGGGTTGTTTGAGTCAGAGTAGTAGCACAACGCGAAAGAATGCTTGTCGCAAATGACCACACCGTGGCAAAGATGCCATGTGATGAGTTCTTGTAAGTCGAGCTTGTTTCTTTCATATAGTTCTATTGTACCTGCTAGGTGTTTGTTCATCAATATTTGATGCAGTATAGCAAAGCGATGTTGCGTGGACGGGTTTCAGTACCACCTGTGTTTGTAGTTCCATATTGTCCAGTTGCAAATTGTCCGTCTAATACTGCTGAGTTTGCACCTCCAGCAATTCCTTTCACATAAATATTGTGGTTGTGGCTTTTAAGATCATCTGCTTGAGTTGTACCAAATGTTCTTCCAGAATCGTATGTTGTACCATCATCTGCCCAAGACCTTATGAATTGTCCTCTTAGATCAGGTAAGTTAAATGTTGAACTACCGTCACCAACACCAAAAGTTGTACCAATAGCAGTAAATAGATTGGCATAAATTCCTGTTCGGCTTATAGCTGCACCATTAGCTTTCAACCACCCAGTTGGGGCTGTTGTCATTGCAAATGGCATAAATGCTCCAGTAGGAACAAGCGAATTATTTGTTTTAGCTTGCGTAACGTTATTGTCTAAAATCTTTACCGTAGTTACCGAATCATTTGCCAATTCATTTGCAGTAATACCACTTGAGTTAACTTTTAATTGCCCAGACGTTGTAACTGCAAGTGTGTTGTTACCAGTTGCAATTGCACTACTTGTAAACGTAGTCTGGTCGATTACGTTATTGAGCTTCGCACTCGTAACAACGTCCGTGGCAGTAAATGTGTATGTAGTGTCTAGTACTCCCATATTATTATTTTTGTGAAATGATTTGTCTGTTGGTTACGGAACCCGCAACCATGATTGAGTGGATCTTTGGACTGCCTTGAGTCCTGTTAAGTATTAACGTGCCAGTAAACCCACGCACACCACCGATACGGCAGCGGATAGTTGCAGTCTCAGCCTCGTTAGTCGTGCTAGGCGTAAGCATACCACCAAGGAACGTAGATGTAGTGCCAATAGCAGCCGCAAAGTCTGGGTCTTCAGCGGCAAACGAGATGCTATACTCGCCAGTCTCGCCAGCAAGGTTTTGCATCTGGATTTGCGTGTCCGTAAAGCGTTTCCGCTCTAGAGAACCAAAATTATAGCCCCTAGATGTCAACGATGCGGCAATCTGCGGCGTTACGATGTCGTTACTTAGGTTAGACACGCTTAACCTGTCTTGGATTGACTCAGCAAACTCCATCTGGTGCAGACCACCGTTGCTTGTGACCGTGTATAGGTTGTTTCGCACCCCGCCAGAAGCTGTGATATAGTCCGTGATGATAAACTGGTTGTTCCCATAGGTATCAATGGACTCCCACCCCTTATTTAGGAAGTTATACACCAATACTGCGTTGTTACCAATGGCATCGTTAGCACCAGCAACGCTATCAAGCGGTACGGCAAGAAAATATCGGTTGTCGAAGTACACCGCCACGGCCTTATCCGCCTTGTCAGGGTTAATCCTGTCGATGTACGGCTGGATATTCTTGGAAAGCGGTTGATCCATGCCCCGTAGGTTGTAATCATTGAGGAATTCAAGACCGTACACACCGTTGTCAGACAGGAAATACATTGCATTGCCTCGCATGACAACAGACTTGCGGGCTAAACATCCAATCTCAGAGGTTAGTTCTTTTACTGTAACATCAAGAAGGCCTCCTTTAGACTCTTGAATTAAATGCAAGCTGTTTCGGTTTAGGACAACAAGCGAATCGTTGTAGAATCCATGCATAGCAACTACAAAATCCGCTGTGCCACCAGTAATACGAAATTGGCTCTCAATCTGGTCAAATGTTGTTGTATCTAGGATGTCAGAAACGGCTATTTCGTCTGCAATCTTGCGGCTAACGTAAGTTGGACTATTGTAAGCCCCAGACTGATCGTAATAGTACGGAACCCAGAGCCTACGTTGGAAGTGAATCCCCCACGGCGCACCTGGCTGATGCATGAATCCACCACCTGCGCTGAACCTTCCTCCAATTTCGATCTGTTGATTGGATGTACCTGTTGCAGTTGTAACATACGCACTCGTTACTGTATATAATCCACCTGCACCAACAAGGTTGTAAAGTAAACGTTTATTAATGTCGTCTATTGTTGCAAATGCGTTTGTAGTAATATATGATCCACTTGCACCACCCAGAGTGTAAGAAAACTTATTCGCGTTAATATTGGTGATACTAAACACCCCGTTAGGATTTGTTCCACTAGTAAACTCAATTCCATCAATTGTTATTAAATTACCTGTCGAAAATCCATGCGCAGAGCAATCGATGGTTACTGTGCTTCCTGAGATTGTTGCCAAGCTAATATTCGTTGCTTGACGAATCGTTGTAAACAATCCGTTTGGATTTGTACCAGTAGTGTATATCACAGCGTTTACATTGATTATATCTCCAACAGGAATCCCGTGGTTTGTATCAGTGAATAACTTGACTATATTGCTTGTTTGTGTAGCCTCAGTAATATCTCTAAGGATAATGTTGGGGACAGGCGCATAAAATTGAATCTGAGTGGTTGTAGCACTAGCTACCTGAAATTCTTTACCTTCTAGCGAGGATAATTCTGGAATAGTGTTCTCGTAAACAATAATGAAATTACCCGCATTTAGTGTAGTATTCCCGTCTACCGTAATTGTGACAAGCCCACCATCCACTGATACCCTGCCTCCATGTGAATCAAATATTTGAGGTTGAGTATAAACACCACCTGGGGACAGGTTGAAGCCATCTGAAACAGTTGCAGCAGTAGTAACAAATGGCGTGCTTGTAGATATGTTTGATGCAATGAATGTAAATGTATCTTTACCAGTTACTGTGGCAACAACATATGTTCCGTTTGGAGGTGTTCCTCCAGTAAGCCCAGCAATAATAAGTGGAGAACCAACTAATAGTCCGTGTTCACGGACGTTCATGGTTACAACCGTATTTGGATTAGCCGTTGCATTGGATGATGCTGAGACAATAGGGCGACCATTTGGATACCACTCAAGTGCTTGTTTGCCATCACGGAACAGCATAACCTTGTCAAACACTTGGATCATGTCTGTAAACGCATCTACCGTCTGGGCTGGTGGGTAGGTGATCGTAGTTACCGCATAGGTATCAAGGTCGATCTTCTTGGCAACGGTATCCAGTGCTACAATAACGTACTCCTTGGATTGCTCGTTAGGGTTGCTAAACAAGCAGGACGCACGGACGTTGCCAGCAGCAGAGTCGTTGATTGGAGTCTGTGAAAGCGTACCTGTAAAATCAGTTACGCTTGTAATGCCAGCAACTGTGTAATCCAACTTGTCTGCATCAAAATAAGTTAGTTGGAAGTTTCCATTAACTGCGGCATCTAGCCCAGAAATTGTAGCCATGCCAGTTGTTCCAGCACTATACCCATGACCAGTAACGGTGATCCTAATAGTCCCCGTAGCCGGAACTGTTACAGCAGTAATTGCTCTTGAGGTGGATGTGATAACCTGAGATGCTGCTGAGAAGGTGTATGATGTAACCCCACCAGCAAGTGGGTAGGTAATACTGTTTGTAGCGGCAGCAGTAGCCGTAAATACTCCGTTTGGATCAGTGCCAGCAGTGTAAATAATCCCTTGGATGTTCAATGTTGCTCCAGCATTTAGGTTATGATTAGAAGCCGTTGTCAACGTAACTACACCACTAGTCACTGTGGCATTAGTAATTGCGATACTTGTGCCAACCAGCAGGAACGGTAACTGCAACGGGTTGCCACCAGATACCAACGCACCCGTCCTGCTCTCGACGCTCTTCCTCGGCTTCCAGTACCCCTCCATGCGCCCGTTAACGCTCTCCCTTACCTCGGTAAGCAGCAACTGGTTCAACTGGTCACGCAGGTTAACACTATTAAACGCCTTGTCGCCATCACTGGCAATCGCGTCATCTAAACCACCCGTTGACCTGTATTGACTCATTCGTAAATAGCTATAGAACCAACATTAGCCATACGTCCTGTACGGCATACCGCACATTAAGCGTAGTAGCAAATAACACTGCCAGAAGCAAGGCTAACACCATCAAACTGACCACCAACAATAGTATTGGCCGCTAATGTCAATGTAGTTATTGGGTCACCATTGGTATCAACAATATTAGTCGAGACGAAACCATCAATGACCGTAGCAGTCAATGCATGGATAACACGGAACTTTTTTGTCGATTCGTCCGTACCACTTAGGTACACCCCGCCTTGCTGACCCTGTAGTTGGTATGAATCTCCTCTTGCCATAGACCTTGCATGGGCGGGGAATCGGGGTAGGTCAACCGGAATCTTTGGGGCCTATTGCGGAATTTTTGGTATGGGGGTTGAAGGGTCAACGATTTTTCGTCCGACAAATTTTCGACCCCCTCCCCCCTCCAACTTGTTACAACGGTCATAATGCGGAATCGGAAACCTATATGGATGCTCAATAGTTTGGTTGCTAGCCTGTAATTGACTCCCACTAATGAGAATGAACAGTGGTCGCGTGTGCGTTTTAAGGATATCGGCGAAAAGGGTGACCCATTTCCCTAGCATTTCGTCATCTACTTGTGACGGGTTGTCACGGTTTACTGTCATCTCTCACCCACCGTATTTACCCACTACCCCTTATTCGTGATTTTAGATGCCCTAGGTGAGCGTTTCATACGGCTTGGGTATACATTCCCCAAAACCGTATGCAAAGCCCGTCAGCACCCCTTCCTTGCGTTTAAGTGGGGGATGTTGATTATTCAAACAACTGGTACATGCCGTTTAGGTTGATTGGTAACACCTGGTCCCGCTTACCGTTACGCATCTTCCCAACCTTAACCCCATCGTCAGTGAGGAACAGTAGTGCGTCTGCGTCCTGCTCAATTGCTCTGGATTCCCTGACTTGGTTTGCCTCGTTGAGTTGTGATGCGGTCACTACTGGGCATCCTAGTTTCTTCGCTAACTGCTTCAACCCACCAGATACTCTGGCCACCTCTTCCTCTCGGCTTTCCCTAGCAGATCTATTGCCTCGGACGAGTTGGATGTAGTCTACGATGACAAGGTCAAGTGACCCGTGCTGGTCTCGTATACGCTCTGCCTCTACTTGGATGGTGTCTAATGATTGGTTCGCTGATGCGTCGATCCACAGGTTTGCCTCGGATAGCTTCTTCGCACCGGATGATATCTTTGACAGGTCACCGTGGCTGGCCGTCCGTGGTTGGGTGATCGAGCCGAAACTAACCCGCTGGGTTGACGAGACTAGCCTGCCAACCACTTCGTGCGACATCATCTCAAGTGAATGGATTGCAACTGACTTGCCTGCTTGTATATAAGCTCCGGCGATCTGTAGCATCATGACTGACTTGCCCCGGCTGGGCTTTGCTGCGATCACCCATAACTCGCCTGCCTTCATCCCACCGCAGATTTCATCGAGGCATGGTATGCCCGTGCTTTGCCCTGGTAGGTCACCGGCACGGTAGTCTGCCTCTAGCTTTGCAGCGAAGTCGCTCGCGGCGGTGCTGATGCTGACTGACCTCTGCTTGCCTGAGACAATGCTCTGGAGCGATTCTAATGCCTGCCTAGCTGCTGCGATTGCCTCGGTCGAGTCAGTTGCCTCGGACATAGTCCCTGCGAGCTGTAGTGCCATGCGTCTGGCTTGGTACTCCTTGAGGGTGGCAATCCACTGCGACCATCCGCTTGCACCGATAGCGTGTGAGTGGATGTGATACACTTCCGCTGGTCCACCGCAGCGGTCTAATTTACCAACCTCCTGTAGGTGCTGTACCAAGGTTATCAGGTCAATCCCACCGTCATCGTCTGGTTGCATGGTCTGGATCGTCTGCCAGAGACCCAATGTCTGTGGATGCCAGAACGAGTCATCTGACAAGCCTTCTGCTATAGCCCTCTTTAGCAGGTTGTGGTTGTTCAGCATCGATGAGATTGCTGACTTCTCTGCCATGATGGCTGACGGCATTGCTTGCATTGTTGTTGTTGTTTCAATCATATTCTAAATTGGTCTGCGGATTGCGTCTTGGGTTGGTATCCTTGTTTCTTCACGGGGAACAGTCCGGTCCAACCGTTGGTGATGCTCTGGTCGATTACCGCTATTGCATCAGATTCGCTCATGAGCGATAGCATGACGAGTTGCTTGCCAGAACTAGTTTTGGTCAGTCCAAGTTTCTTTTCCCTACGGTGCATTCTCCACTCATTCCATGCGGTCGCGAATCGTTCCGAATGTGGGAGGTCGTTCTCTTCTCTTTTCTTCTTTTGTATCTGCTTATGCTTCTGTTTGTACGAAGGAAGCGTCACGAATGACGTTTCGCCGTCAGCAGATGACGTTTTACCGTCAAAAAATGACGTTTTTTCGTCAGTAAATGACGTTTTACCGTCAGTATTTTGTTTTTCGTTTTTGCGAATTATATACCTTTTTTGACGTAAATTCTGCTTTCTTTTTACGTCCTCTCGGCTTGCCAGATCCCGGTACTTTGCATGGTTGACCAATGACCATCCACCCTCGATCTCCTCGAGCCTGCGACCGTCCATGTCTGGTGACCTGCTGTGCCTGTCTGGTGACGTTAGCGTTAGTAATGATGCCTCGCACTCGTCGATGGTTATGCCGGCTAGCCTAGCCAGACCCACGGGTGATCCGAATACCTCTCCGTGCTGGTCTGCCAGCGATAGCAGGGTTATCCAAAGTACCTTAGTCTCGCTCTTCTCGGCCCAGACCGATGACGTTATCAGGTTTGATGATAGTTTTGTGTATGTCTCCATGTTGTGTTTTCTTGTTGTAGTCCTTATAGCCAAAGACACGCTCGCGTAGGAACCTGTCACATGCCCGATTCACGTCAGAGTAGCACTCGCGTGGTAGCCCGTCATCGGCTAGGGTTGGGTTCTTGACGAAGCGTGGCATTAGTCTAGTGCTGGTAAGTCAAAGATAAAGTAATGGTCTAGCTCCATTAGGATAGCAGCGACTACCTCTGCCTCGATGCTGTCGTGCGTTGGATCGTCGGTGTGTTTGTGCGCCCTACGGATGCCCTTTACGGTTCCTGATTCAATCGCGTCTCTGACTATATTGTATATGTTTGGTTTCATGGTATTAGTTCGGCTAAAAGAGTTCTGAATGCTCGTTCTGCTGTTGCGGGTACGACTCCGTTTCCAAGAAGTCGCAGTTCGTCGGTACGATTGTCACAGGTGACGCACAACTCGGCATAGTCCATCCCACAGGCAATCCCATCAGAGTCTCGACCCAGCGAGGATTGAGTTTGCCGCTCACTTGTCGATCTAGCTTTGGGGTCATACTGCCGTCCTTCTGGCGATGCGCTCCAGTTGATACTGTTGCCGTTGCCCATTGTGCTGCCTGCCCTGTCAACGTGTCCTCTGGTTTCCCTGCTTCCAACCTCGCCTTGTTCATCATCCAACCGTCCGCATCTTTGGTTCGTGGTGTCGCCCATGACTTCTCCTCTAGGTTCACTCGCTCCTCCAGATAAAGCGGCACACTCGTCTGTCCATTCCCCTGCCGAAACTTGAGGCACTTCTCCATTGTTTCCTCGTCCCTCACTCGGTTGAGTGCTGTTGGAGTTGGCCACGACTCTGGGCGGCTCCCATCCGTACTGGGGTTGACCGGGGCGGCTTGGCCATGCTGTTGCATCTGCTCCTCTAAACTCCCCGGCACATATTGCCTGCCTATACTCACTCGGTAGTCGATGCGTTTCTGCATGTCCGCTCGCTGGATCTGCACAGTCGCCGGAGTCAACCAGTTCGCCGTGATGGCTTGGCCATGCATGCTCTTGTCGTACTTCTCCCTCTGCACTTCCCCACGAATCGCTGGATGGTTGCTTAGTGCTAACTGGCCGTGGTTCGGTTGATTCCCAATCTTTCCCGCTTCCGCTACCGTTGGTGTCGGCCAATGTGCTACTGCATCGGGTAATAAGCTCATCCTGTTTTTCTTTAAGTGGGACTCCTTGCTGTAAGATCCCTTCCAATCGCGACTCGTCGCAGTAGGCCAATTCACCACAGTCCGTAATTGAGCGTATCGATTTCCAACCTGTTCTGATGTCGGCGATTTTTGACAATCCGATACTCTTGTCGTAGGCCATGATAAACACTCGTTTGCGTTGGTGAGGTGCGCCAACTTCACGCGCACTGAATATTCCCCACGCAACCTTGTAACCAATTCCTTCCAATTCGCTAACGACCTCTCTGAGTCCAAGAGATATGTGTCCTTCGACGTTTTCGAAGAAGCAAACCCTTGGTCGCATAGCACGAATTCCGTCTGCGATGAATGGCCAGAGATGTCGAGGGTCTTCTGTTCCAAGTCGCTTTCCTGCTGCGCTGAACGGTTGGCAGGGATAACCTCCAGAGAGGATGTCCACTCGGTCACGAAACGCTCCCCAAGGGAAGGTTTTAAGATCCGTCCAGATAGGTGCTGCGTCCAAGAGTCCCGCTTCCATTTTAGAGACCAGGTTCGCGCAAGCGAAGGCTTCGATCTCAGAAAAAGCGACTGTGCGCAGACTTGGGATTGCTCGGCTAAGTCCGATATCAATGCCCCCGTATCCCGCACAGAGGCTAACGTGTGTAATTGCTTTGGTAGTATCCATGTCATTGTGTTATGTTGTTGTTGTTCAAGAGTCTGTTGAAATATCCGTAATAAATGTTTAGGTCAACGAGCAGGGTTAGCCTGCGTCTCCTCGTTTATCGGTCGAGGCGACTTCGTTCAGTCTATCGCTGTTTAGGTAATATCTAGCTATCAGGAATGCGTCAACCATGCCGTCATGCGGTGTCGTGCAGCGTTTGCTAGCTAGCCATGTCTCGT